CATGCTCGATCGGTACGGTGGAAACGTCGTGTTCGGACACATTCATCGAGCGCAGGAGGCGTCATCGAACGTCGTGTCCCACGGAGAGATAAAGGCGTGGTGTCCAGGCTGCCTTTGTCAGCGTCAGCCAATGTGGAGGCACACCGACCCATCGAATTGGACGACGGGATACGGTATGCAAATCGTGCAAGAGGATCAATCGATTTTTCTTCACAATCAAATCCCGATTATCAAAGGTAGAAGCCTGCTGATGGGAATGATGGAACGGAAGGGAATCTGACGTGGCAGAATCAAGCAAGATTGTGGCCGAGGCGCAGAGGGTGCTGAACTCTTTCCGAGAATCGGCAGACGGCATGACGACTCGCGAGTTGTGCGAGAAAGAGCACATGGGAGAGGACCGCGCGCGTAAACTGCTGCGGGCACTGAAGGAAGCCGGGATGCTGAAGGCCGCCAAGAAGCAGACGGTCGCGCTGAACGACAAGCCGATTATGGTCGACTGCTACGTGCTGGTCGAGGCGAAGCGGAAGAAGTGACGTATCGCAAACGCAATCAATGTACAATGGTAATTGAATTGCAATACCGCAGGTGGGGGCTGGTGGGTAGAATTTGGTGATGAGCGACGAACTGAAAGCCAACAAGATCCAACATCCTAAAAAGCGGGCGTTTCTCGCTGCGTATGCGCAGGTCGGGTCCGTCAGCCGCGCGGCGATTCATGCCGAGATCGACCGGTGCACTCACTACGCATGGGTTAGGGCTGAGGGGCAGGATGGTGACGACTACCGCGCGGCGTTCGCTGAGGCGCAAGAGATTGCTGCGGATGAGCTGGAAACGGAAGCACTGCGTCGCGCGAAAGAAGGCGTGCGGCGGCTGAAGTTCCACGAAGGGCAGCCGGTCATCGATCCAGAAACCGGCGAGCCGTATGTCGAGCATCAGTATTCCGACACGCTGGCAATCTTTCTGCTGAAGGGACTGAAGCCAGAGAAGTATCGCGAGCGCACCGACGCAAAGATTAGCGGCGAACTGAACCACACCGGCAACGTCCAAATCTACATCCCCGACAACAAGCGGCAGGTGAACCGCATCGCATCGGTCAACGGCAACGGAAGCCACAATGGCAACGGCAACGGAAAGCATCATTGAGATTCGCCCGCAGGCGGGACCGCAAGAAGCGTTCCTGTCGAGCGAGGCGGATATCGTTATTTACGGCGGTGCGGCCGGCGGCGGGAAGTCGTGGGCGCTGCTGATGGAACCGTTGCGCCACGTCGAGAATCCGAACTTCAGTTGCGTCATCTTCCGGCGTGAGTCGAAGCAGGTGACGAACCCCGGCGGTTTGTGGGATGAGTCGGGAAACCTGTACCAGTTGGTCGGTGCCGAGCCGCGCCAGTTCGATTTGAGTTGGCGATTCCCGAGTGGCGCTATCGTGCGGTTCGGGCACATCGAGCACGAGAAGAACAAGTACGACTGGCAGGGTTCACAGATCGTCCTGATTTGCTTCGACGAACTGACGACATTCACCGAAAGCCAGTTCTTCTACATGCTGTCGCGCAACCGTTCGACGTGCGGTGTGGCACCATACTTCCGCGCGACCTGCAACCCGGATGCGGCGAGTTGGGTAGCGAAGTTTATTTCGTGGTGGATCGACCAGGACACAGGATTCGCCATTCCCGAGCGCGCCGGCGTGCTGCGATGGTTCGTGCGAGTCGGCAACCGCATCGAGTGGGGAGACAGTCCTGAGCAGTTGCGCGAGATGTTCCCCGACGAAAAGGAACTCTCGCCGAAGTCAGTGACGTTCGTTCCCGCCAAGCTGGAAGATAATCCCAAGCTGATGGAAGTCGACCCCGGCTATCGTGGCAACCTGCTGGCGCTGCCGCGTGTCGACCGGGAGCGGTTGCTGAATGGCAACTGGAAGATTCAGGCGACCGAGGGTGCTGAGTGGGAAGACCACCCGGAATACTTCGAGAACCATATCTGGGCGAACGCATGGCCGAAGCAGTTTCCGTTCAGCATGATTGCGCTGGACGCCTCGAAGGGCAGCGAATCAAAGTCCAGCGACTATTCCGCCATCGTCTTCTGCGGCTGGTGCGCAAGCAGTTACTGGGTGGACTGTTCCATCAAGAAGCGTAGTGCGGCGGTGATTGTCGACGACGTGATTGAAATGTGGTTGCAGTACGGCTGTGGCATCATCGTGGAAGAGAACGGGTTCCAATACCTGTTCATCGACATGATTGAAGACGAGTGCCGGCGACGTGAGATTCCGGTGCCGCTGATTATCGGCATCAACCGCAGTTCCAAGAACAACAAACTCGTGCGGATGCGAGAACTCGAAGCACCGTTGAAGGCGAGGCAACTGCGGATTCGACGCAACCCGAGCGGCGACATCCTTTTCAGCCAGTTGCGCGACTTGGGCGCAGCCCAGCACGACGACGGACCGGACGCATTGCAGACGGCATGGGAGCGGGTTGAGGCTGCTGTGCGAGAAGGGGAGCTTGCCGCAGCATGACACCGCAAATCACGTATCACGACCTGGAGGCATTGTGCCGCGTCTTACTCGCGGCGGGATTCAACCATAAAGCCGTCGTGCCAATCCTGTTCGCACGGCTGAACTTCTACCGACGACTGGGAATCCAGCAATGACCAACGACCTCATCGAAACCCGCCACCGCGACCTCGACAGCCGCCTCGACGCGCTCATCAAGCAGCGTGAGTGCGAGGACATGGAACGCGCTATCCTGGCGCTGTCCCACGTGCAGGAGTCGCAGTGGGGCGACATCGTGCCGCGTTCGGACTATCCCAGCAATGACTGGGGCATCAGCCATACGTACTACACGACGTTCGACGACCGCGACGACGGCAAGTTCCTGCCGGTGTACGAGACGGACATCGACCTGCGCCGCCAGCGTGCCATGTCGCGTTGGCTGGCGTCGTTCACCAGCGTATCGACGGGGGCGCTGACGCATCTCTACAACACGGTCAACGGGGCCGGGTTCACGTTCAAGGCGGCTGCCGACGAACGTATGTCACCGCCGCAGGGGCTGGCCGAGACGGCACAGCAGATTCTCGACGAGTTCTGCGACCTGAACGACTTCCACGGCTGCCTCGATAAAGAGATCCACAACAAGTCTCGCACGGACGGCGAGCATGCGTTGCACCTGAAGCCGCACCAGCACAATGCCAAGGCGTGCGCGCTGGAGCCGGAACAGATTGTTGAGCCAGCGAACAAGCGGCAACTCGACGACTGGAGATACAGCGTCGACCAAAATCTGCCGGAACTTCCGACATCGTGGAGCTTCGGCGTACACTCACTGCGCCGCGACGCCTCGCACGTGTTCGGCTACCACGTCGTCTACGACGGTTCCGGCAGGGACTGGGAATACCTCAACGCCGACGAAGTGCTGCACATCCGCCGCAACGTGCCGCTGACCGCCAAGCGTGGCGTGACGGACTTCCTGCCTGTCGGTCGCGACATCTGCGCCAACGACAAACTGACGAAGATGCTGGGCATCGCCTCGCCGGTGATTGCCTCGATTATCGGCGTGCGGAAGTACGCCAACGGGACGCAACAGGGCGCTGCTGATTCGATGCTGTCCGGTAAAGGCGACCGCTTCACCCGCTACACGCAGCGCGGCACGGCACAGACGGTGCAGTCGGAGAACATCGACGGCGCGCGGTTCCTGAATGCTGGCGGCTTCGACTACGTGAATGGTCCGCTGGGCGCACGCGAGAACTCGGCACTGTTGCTGGTCGGCAGCCTGTTGCTGCGCAGCATCGGCACGAACTGGCTGATTCCCGAGTATGTGATTTCCAACGACCCGTCGAACGGTTCCTACGCCAGCACGAGCGTCGCCGCACAGACATCGGCGGAAGCGCGGAAGGCGGACCAGCGGTTCTACGGCTGGTGGTACACGAACCTGATGTGGAAGGTGCTGAAGATTGCGTACAAGCTGGGACGCTTCGAGCGGTTCGGCTTGTCGTGGGACCACATCGAGCGGCTGCTGACGGTCACGGCGGAAGGTCCGCAAATCACGACTGAGTCGTTCACGGAAACGGTGACGCAGATTACGCAGCAGGTGCAGGCGGGGTTGCTGTCGAAGCGGACTGCGATGACTCGGTTGGGGAGCGACCCGGATGCCGAGTTGGAGCAGTTGGGGCAGGAGAAGCCTGTGATGCAGCCGGGGCCGGATATTCGCACGGCTGGCGCTGCGGGTGAAATGAAGCCGAACCCCACGCTGTCGTCCGCGCTGCAAGGCGCTTTGGAATCGGTGTCGACGGGGGTGGAGGCGCGGGCGATTTTGGAGCGGTTTGGTTCTTATCCGTAGGAGGC